ATGGTGAACGCCCCTGAGTATGATATGGGGAAACATCAATGGTGTGATACCCATATTATAAGGGATGGGGCCGAGACCTATATAAACGGCAACTGGAATACCACCACCCTGAAAGCCCTGGAACGCAAAGGGTTTATCAGGATCGTCAAGATTGGTGGGTTCTGGAACGATATCGTGGAGATAACCACAAGAGGATAAAATGATAACAGCAACACTCCAACTAATGAATGAGGGTGACAAAGACGGTAAACCATACAAAAAAGTATTTGATGATGAAAAAGCTATGAACAAATGGCTTAATGATCAAAGCGGCCACCCATGGTTATCAATAAGACTTATAAAAGTGGAGAAAACTGATGTCGATAGCAACCCGGAAAGTAAAAAGGGAATATAGTGAAGTTGTATCAGTCACTTGTAGCAAGTGTCACAGGGTTATTACCCCTGCCGACTGGGTTGATTGGCAGGAGTACCAGACCATTTCGTTTACCGGTGGGTATGGTTCCAATTTCGGTGACGGTAAGACCATCCGTATTGACCTGTGCCAACAATGTCTATTTGATCTGGTTGGTGATTTCTATGAAGTAGAAGAAGATTGTGATGTAGAGGATATGTGATATGATTACCTACTATTTCACATCACTTTTGTGTGTTACCATAATATCCACACTTCTGCTGGTAGTTGTAGCAAACATCGGAGAAAATGATGATAGAAAACGAAACATTCAAAGATGACCTAACACCCCTTGAATATGCCGGATTTATGATTACTGTAGGTATTATCTTTGGATTGCTAAAGATAGTGGACTTTTTCAGGTATTTAAAGGGTTTAGTATGAGCATAATGAATAGCTCAGATTGTAAAGGAGTGAGGATATGTATAGAAAGATTATAGGTGGAAAGGGTTATGATTTTAGTGAGAGGTTTGATAGTATCTTCGGTACTGCATTCCCAGGGTTACAGACCACTATGTGCAAAGCTTCTAATGGGTGGTTGTTGTTGAGTGATGATGAAGCCGGTAGCCTACTATATAAATGGGTAGGTGACAACATTATCTGGATTGGTGCCCCAGGATGCACAAAAGATGATATCGGAGCAACGGCAATAACCGATAACAAACTCTGTATCAACTGGGATACCAAGTTTTCCAAGGCGAGTGTTCAGATACCCCTGATTGATGGCACAAAAAATGTGGAAATCGATGTCATAAATGGTATGATTGTGGTGACCTTCCAAACAGGAGCATCTGATATATCAGTCACCATAAAATAATATTTGACACCGTATATCCGGTATGGTATATTATAGCAATAATAAATGACCGACCTTTAGCAATCTAAGGAGAAACACAATATGTCCAAGTTCAACGCCAAAGCTGTAGCTTCCGCAATCCACGAATACCAAGAGATTTATGGTACTCCCGTGGCCCCCGTAACAAATCCATACCATACCGTCAAAGAGACCGAGAACCATGAAGGTGGAATGGCATTCAACCAATCCAAAGAGATGGCCTTGTATTCCCTGGTTTGTACCATGGGTCTCGGTTCCAAATACTACGAAAGTGAAGATGAACAAATGAAAAGGCTCAAAGGGCTTATCAAAGCCAATGACCCTGTGTTCGTTGCCAAACTTGCTGTATATGCCAGGGAGAAAATGTATCTCCGGTCTATCCCACTGGTTATAACTGTTGAGTTGGCCAAGATCCATCGTGGTGGTGACCTCATTTCCAGGCTTACTCAAAGAGTTATTCAGCGGGCCGATGAGATTACCGAAATACTTGCCTATTACCAGGCCGCCAACGGGCGTACCGGTGAGACCAAGAAACTCGGAAAACTCAGCAACCAGATCAAAAAAGGCATCCGCATGGTCTTTGAGAGTGGCAAGTTCCAGGAGTACCACTATGGAAAATACTCTTGATGATGCCGTAGAAAAGGTTCTCCAAGATATGGGAAACCTCACCAGAGAAGAGTTATTGGATGAGATTTCCCAGTATATGGAAGATGAGCCAGAAACCCCGACAACTGTAATAGCGTCCTAATCTTTACATTAATATAGGTGATAATATGAGCAAAGAAGTAAAACTCCGTGATGCCCTTTTCCTTACCCACCCTAAGCCAGTTGACAAGGCAATGAAGGATCTGTTTGACAAGATCGCAACCGAGACCCTGGAGGTTCCGTATACCTGGGAAACCGAACTGTCAAATGCAGGCCAGATCGGGAAATCCAAGAAACTCGTATGGGAAGAACTGATTTGCTCCGGCAAAGTCGGCTATATGGCACTCTTGCGCAACCTCCGCAACCTCTTACAAGAAGGGGTCTCCGGGGAGTGTTTGCGTTTAGTTTGCAAAACCCTATCAGACAGAACCCAAGTTCTGAAGTCCAAGCAACTTCCTTACCGGTTCCTGTCTGCCTACCGCTCTCTTATGTGTGAGAGTGGGGGAAATAGTTATGGGAGAAGTTATGCCGCACCCGGAATAATCAAGGGTCTCATGTCTCCGGTGGAAGATGTGCAGATGGTCCTGGATACTCTGGAAACTGCGATAAGATACTCCGTTGAGAACCTGCCAATGTTTAATGGTGAGAAGGTATTGGTGGCAACTGATGTGTCCGGTTCCATGATTACCCCGGTATCCGCAAAGAGTGCCATAACCATGTTTGATATTGGTGCCATGTTTGCCATGATCGCTGCCAAGGCCTGTGAAGGTGGAGAAGCGGGGATGTTTGGTAACGATTTCAAGACCCTGGATACCGATAACGTAGGCATCCTGAAGTCTGTGCAGGATATCTACGAGCGTGAGGGTGAGGTTGGTTATGGCACCAATGGATGGAAAGTGCTGGACTATGCACACAATGCAGGTAGAAAGTTCGATAGGATTATGATTTTTACAGATACCCAGATGTATGGTGTGAGTGATAACCGCAGGAACTACAGTGGTGTTGGTAACCGGGATATGATGACCTTTAATGAGCGTTGGCAAACCTATCGTTCATTGAGCCCGAACGCCAAGCTCTACTTGTTTGATCTCTCCGGGTATGGACAATCCCCTGTCCGTGTCGGTAACAACGGGGTATCCCATATTTCGGGGTTCTCAGACAAAGTGTTTGACATACTCCATCGCATTGAAAAAGGTGAGGGTGCGTTGGATGAAATCAATGCAATCGTTCTATGATTGAGTTGATAATCTGTTTTGTGTTGATAGTGGTATGTATGTTGTTTATATATACCGCTGAGTTTATCACCGAGGATACTGAGGGTGAGGGTGTTACTCTGAGATACATACTCCGTGTAATCCCTCATATCCCCAGGAACATATGGAATACTCTATGGATACGGGGAGATGAGTTCCACAAGTCCATGAACATAGATGCTGAGTTATTCCATGTTCTTAGCAAGAAAGACCAAAAAACATATATCAAGGATTTAGAAAGAAGAAGAAAGCTGGCACACAATAAAACCTTAAACAGTGAGGAAAACTTATGAAAGATCTTTTTACCAGGGCAATGGAAATCGCTGATCGTGAAATGGAGGAGTATCTCAAAGAAGATGCTTTCGGGAAAGCCACCGAAGCACTGGATGAGCCCAAAGGTGAGGAGCCTGAGTTTGTCTATTCCCTTGATGAGGAGATATTCTACGACGACCTGGACGAGGTAATGGATATGGTCAACGACGATATGGACAATGAGCCTGGTGATAGGGTTGTTATCTATCGTGGCAATCCTATCAAAGTCACTCACTCCAACTTTATCAAAGATATGGACCTTATTGGTTTGCTGCAAGAAATGGCATACGAAGAAGATGGTGAGATGGCAGAGGACTATCTTACTGATGTTACTGATGAAGATGAAGAGTTTATACTCGATATGATCACGGCTATTATGAACAAAAAAGCCAAGCAACCAAAATACTTCCGTGTTGAAAACATTCAACCTATGACCGTCACTGTTGGTGGGATTGAGGAGTAATGAAAAACTTTTTAAAAAGATACTGGATAACGATACTACTATCACTGTTGGTGGGGGTTTCTGCTGCTATATGGACACACTACATACAAAGTAGTCCCCAGGTGGAACTCCCTATGCAGGCCGGGAGGTTTATAACTCTTGACAAGCTCAAACTTTCACTGTATATTACCAGGATAGTAAATGGTGAAAATAAAGTAACGGTTTGCTTCGTTCAGCAGAGACCCATAGACTTTATATTTTTTGAAAACTGTGTATGGATTGACTCTATAATGGAGGTTATGGATGTCAATAAAGGCCGTATAACAGATACCTATATATATAGTAGGGTGATGGAATGAGTCTTGATAGTGAAATAAGAGAGATACAGATAACGATGTTGGTGACAACTATTATTATGATCATCATAGCTGTGTTCACCTTTTATAATCTACCACCTCTTCCAGACGAAAAACCGAAAAACCGTATAAGAATATCAGAAAAGATAGAGATCATATCCGCTGTAAAGATGGTGGGTTGGATGGCTTTGGCCACTACTAACCCGCCAGCAGCGGGGACTATATACATAACACAAAAAGTTCTGAACCAAAGGTGATATATGGATATGACCGACGCTCTTATAATCAAAACCTGGAGATATAACGGGGCCACCTGGCGTCGGATTGCCGAACTCGCCGCAGAGACCTGGCCTGACCGGGATTACGATAGTGGTAATCAAATAGAGGGCCGGGAACTTTGTTTGGAGGCCGCCAAACTTCTTGGTGAAGACTACAGAAAAGGTGATTGGGAATGAATGAACCAAAGATAATAAAGACCCTTGGTCATTGTTATGATGGATGTGGTTGGAATATCTGTAGTTTCTGGGCCGGCCATGGCACACCGAATATGGGCAAAAATCCCGAAGGGAAGTCCCGGTGTCTACTGTTTAATGGTGGTGTGGAGAAGAATGCGAGTTACTCACTATATATATGTAACATAGTATATGGTAGTAACTATGAGGGGAGACCATGATTGATAGGTTTTTAAATAGATTTTTGGATTGGTTTTGTGAGTTGGTACTATCTATATTTGAGAAAATCTTTGGTTCCGACTACGATAAGGAATAAATATGTTCATTTGTAAGTGCTGCAAAAAAGAGGCAAAATGGTGCAGTGAAGGTAGTGATGATCTTGAGCCTCACGACTGTGACCATATCCACTGCCATCACTGTGGGATGCACTACTCCCTGGAGAATAAAGAGGCTACGGCCATAGAAACCATTGAAGAACTTAGGGACTTGATGGAAAAGGTATATAATATGAATGAAGATAATGAGTTAGGGGCTTTGACCTGCACTGAAGTCAAGATAATCCAGGAATACCGAGAACGGTATATGAAATGCGGGGACTTCTGGTTGACCCCGGAAGGCCGTGCCGAAATCCGGGAATGCTGGAAAGATCCCAATGACGGTAATATAGTTCTCCCATTACTCAATGAGTTGGAACGATTGGAGAAACTGTTATCAACAAACATCCAAGGTAAGGTGGAGACCGATTAACTAAATAAAGAAGATAACAATCGGAGGATACTATGAGAGATGATGCTCAAAATAAGATAATAGAGGATGTCAACGCCGTCAATGAGTTACTAACAAACTATAGTAGCTATGTACCACCGCTGAGTGGTGGGCCAGAGACAGCGTACGAAATGCTAACAAAAAAGATGGATAACATCAAAAAATCTGTAACTGAGCTATCCGATATAATGATAGCAGAAAATCCACCAGGAGTAAAAAATCCACCAGTATGAACTATCTACTTGAAAAGATTGTAGAAAACCAAGGGAGTAATAGAATGGGCTGAGGAATAAAAAGAGTTGGGGCATGTAGTGTCCCGAAATCAAAAAATGTGAGTGTTGCTCCAGTGCAACCAGTGCAACCCACTATGAATACCGTAGAGTATACACTACTCAAGGAGCAGGTACTCACGGCCCTGGATACCCTGAATAACCACCCATTCGTGGCCGGTGCCGTAAAGTTTGTCTTGGATACTTCAGTAGATCCATGGACTGTGAACGTCCTGGATAATGATGGTAGTGTACTCACCAGCATCCCACCAAAAAGAATAATAGAGATTGTTGGTACTCTGGATAAACTATCCCCCACTGGCACAGCGGTTGATGTAGAGATATGAAGTGTGACTTTTGTGGGAAACCGGGAGCTCAAGATCCCGGAAGCGGCAACTTTCAATGTGAGGAATGTGTGAACTTACCGAGATACGAGAAAAGTGTAGTAGCCCTTGTCACCAGGACAAGGCACACCGTGAGGTTAGGGTATAACATGACCGCAGAGCAGGTCAAGGAGATATTTACCAAGATACCTGACGATGCAGTGCTCACTATGTTTACCGAGGATAATGATGACGGTGATGATTATGTGGAACTATACTTTGATATAGAAACGGATAGCAACTGATATGTGTAACTTCGCAAAAGATGATGTTATAAAGTTAGCCAAGGCAATCCTTGAAGACCCTATCATATATAATAATGGTGATTATACCCCATACTACTCTTGTTTATATTGTGAGGCAGAGCTTGCTGGTTACGATAAGAGAGCCTGGATGTTTGAGCACTATCCAGAGTGTCCGGTATTAATAGCCCAGGATGTATTGACCGGAAACGTATAACGTCGGTATTTGCTTTGCACTCCTGCCGATGTTAGAGGGCCCCTGATACTTGCCGTGTCAGGGGTTTTCTTTTGCCGGGATATCATAAGTATTCAAAAGGAGACTTTTATTATGAGACTTAGCAAACATATAAACGAAGCGGCAGATACCCTAACCATCGATATTATTGATAATCTGATGAAGGTTAATCTTGACTATCTAAGGGATATTAAGCATTTACTTGATCAGAGGCGTCACTATCTGCAAAGAGGAACCAATGATAATATAGAGTATACCATCAAGCAGGTTAGGCAAGACCGCAGACCTACTGACAGTAACCAAGATTGGCATGACACCCTGGACGCTGAGTTCCAGAAAAAGTTTCATGTGAATGCCAGGAGCCAGGCATTATTCTGTTCCAGGCTTGCTGGTGGGTATGGTGACAACACTTATTTAATATTTCCTATCAATGACTTTTATATGCTCTATTCCCCGGAGTATCCAGATCTTTTTCTGGAGCAACCGAAAAAAGAAGATATGCCGCAAAAGGCAGAAAAGATATTAAGAACCGTAAAGAAATCAAATGATTGGCGTGAGGTGTTTGGTGATACCAGACCCATAAACGAAATAATGGTCATCTGCAAGTCATATTTCATGATAAAAATGAAATATACAGCAGCACTGGATGCGTGGATCAAGAACGAGGTGGTTTAGTGAAACTACAAAACTTTTTAACAGAGAGCACTGACTTTAAGGCTCAATGGCAATCATATATCAAAACAAATCCATTGCTTGCGGCGGGTGTTGATGTATTGGAAATCATTGGAAAGTCCGGTGGCCAGGGATGGATAGTCGGAGGTGCGGTTAGGGATATCGTGTTAGGTAAGAAGCCGCACGATGTAGATATTTGCACCACACTTATGCCAGAAGAGGTTGCCAAGTTATTTAAGTCCTATGATGTTGGGCAGGGTGGCAACTTTGGTGTTATAGTCATTAAGCATGGAGCTTTTACATTTGAAATTGCCACTTTAAGAGGTGAAAGTTATGTTGTCCCCAAAACAGTAAGAAAAATACTCGAATAGTTGTAATATTGGAAACAATAAAGATTTATTTTTACATCTTATATAAATAGTATTATAATACAGATATATGGAGGTGTATGAATGTATAAATGCAATATTTGTGATAAAGAATTAATGAGTTTGGCGGGGTTGGGCTGTCATATAACAACCTTTCATAAAATACCAAAAGAAGAATATTATATAAAATTTGACGGAAAAACTTCTGGAAAATGTGAAAATTGTGGCAAAAATACAACATTTCTTGATATATATAAGGGATATAGGAGATTTTGCTCAAGAACATGCTCTAATTATATCCAAAATCCCATAATAAACAATCGGGTTATCACAGAAGAAGAAAGATCTGCTAGAATAGAAAAGGTTAAAAATACCTGGAAAAACAAATCAGCACAAGATATGGATATTGTTTCCAAGAAAAGGTCTGAAATTGCTAAAGAAAACTCTTATATTATATCAAAAAAGAGAGTAGAGACAATGTCGGCATGGGATGATAACAAAAAACTCACCTACTCTGATAAATTAAAAAGTGCGTGGAATGATAAAACCACAGAAGAAATAAAAATAAAATCCTCCAAACAAAAGCAAACCAATATAGATAAGGGATTTTGGAGTAGTCCTGATAATATGGATGGGTGGATACTGTATAAAATATTAGTTAGAAGAGAAACCAGAAAAAATATTAAAAAGTTGTTCCGTTTATGGAATGGATATTGCTGGTATACTGGTGAAAAACTTATTCCCAAAGAAGAATATATTAGTATGTATCCAGATAGGCACCCAAATACAAACAAAATGGGACCGACAATAGATCATATATTACCTGTGATATATGGATTTAATAATGGCATACTACCATCTATTATTGGTAGATTGGACAATCTTTGTATATGCAGTAAAAGCAAAAATTGCCAAAAGAACCAATATTTATTAGAGGATAATAATGAAACTAGGACCACCAGAACCATATGACCCAAAAAATCCCGATCACCTAGACCCCAATAAATACGAGGTAGTAGAGTATGGTAAGACAGGTCGCCGCCCGCAGAGTGTCACATTTAATGTAACCCTAAAGGATGATTTATCTCGTAGGGACTACACAATAAATAGCCTTGCCATAGATGTTGATGGTAATCTGATAGATTATTTTGATGGTGTAAAGGCAATCAAAAACAAGATCATTAAAGCTGTTGGAGATCCTCATGAAAGATTTGCTGATGATCACCTCAGGCTCATGCGAGGGGTTCGTTTTGCCAATAGGCTCGGCTTCACCATTGACCCCGATACCAAGGATGCAATAACAAAGCATAAAGCATCCCTAACACTCTTGGCCCCGGAGCGCATCAAGGATGAGTTGATGAAGATGGCGGATACTGAAGGTGCCCAGTTTGCCAATGCAATCAGGATGTTAGACAGCGTGGGCATCCTGGATGTCATACTCCCCGAAGTTGCCAAACTCAAGACCACTAAAGAAACGGAGCATCACCACCCGGAAGCTTATATTGACGGCGGCACCGGGACAGTTTTTGACCATACCATGAAAGCCCTGGAGCAGAACAAGATTAAAGATCCTCTTATTAACTTGGCGGTGCTGTTCCATGACATTGGTAAGCCCTCAACATACAAGTATGAGGATGGAAAACACAAGTATCCGGGACATGCCGAGCAAGCAAAGGATATCATTGATGACTTAGCCAAGAGGTTGAAACTCTCTAACAAAGAGAGAGACACTATATTGTTTAGTGCCATAAATCATATGAAACTCTTTCGTGGGGCAGATATGACGCCATCAAAAATTATGAAACTTGTGAATGATGAAAACTGGCCTGTCCTAACAGCAGTCAGTTTATGTGATGACAGTTGCCGTGGCAAGATGTTTGACAAGGCAACATTTGATCGCATTATCAAGGACATGGAAGCCATATCGAAGAAGTGGTCGGAGAAAACCGCATTTAATGTGGTGAAGGTTATTGATGGTCATAGGGCAATGCAACTTACCGGTCTCAAGGCTGGCAAACAACTGGGGGACATCATAAAGAAGGTTACCGCCTATGCGGTTGATAATAATATATCAACCC